CTCATCGGCCAGCCCCTGATTGGCATCGAGCACCGCCTCCACGCTGCCGTTAAGGTGGCCATAGAAGTTATGGCAGATGGTGTCCAGCAGATCCCCGTCAGACGTTCTGCATGTCGTCGCCATAGCGCCCAAACTCCAGAGTGAACCCTTGTTTACGCGGGATCCCGCCTTGCATCAGCGAGCTTTGTTCTTCCTCGACGCTTTTCAGGCACCAGGTGCCCAGCACGTCGCCATAACCCGTGGTCAGGGTCAGCGGCTTGAGCTGGGCGCCCAGCGTGCGAAGCGTGTCGAGCTGTTTCAGGCCGCCCTTGAAGCCGGGGAAAATCGCGCCCTTGAGCGTGATTTTTTCGTCCCCCATGCCCACGCCTTGCTGCGCCGGTCGCCGTGACAGACGCTCCTGGGAGGCCCAGCGGAATTCGGTCGAGCGCCGCAGTTCATCAAAAGCCGCCGTGTCGAGGTTGAAGAAATACGGCTGCGCCTTGGGATCTTGCGGCTGGATGATCAGCAGGTGCGGGAACGGTTTCACCGCCTCCGGTGCCGGCGTCTGGTCCGAGGCAAACGCCCCCGTGGGCACAATGTTGGCCAGCGACGGGCTGACCTTGCCGGCGATCTTGCTGATCGCTGTCGCCGCCTTGCTCGCCTGCTCCTTCAGCACGCCCATGCGCTCATCAATTTGCGACAGCGCCCGGGTGGCCGTGCCGTACATGGCCACCACTTTCCCGACCTGGGCCTGAGCGGCATTCACCCCGCGCATGACGCGCTGAAGCTGGGCGCCGACCGCCGGACCGACAAAGGGCAGCCCCTCCAGCTCGGACGCCGCGCCGGTGATTTCCCCGATCGCGCCATTCACCGGCCCCAACATGCCGTCCAGGCTGCGCCGCCCGGTTTCCCCGGCCGAGGCCAGGAAACCCAGCCCCGACTGTAATCGCTGCAATGCGGTCTTGTTTTGATCAGACATATGTCCCCCCGATTAAACGTGCGGCGCGTCAAACAGTTGAGCGCTCCCCACCTGCTTGGCCATGTCGCGATAGTACTGATCGAGCTGCGGCTTGATCTGCGCAAAAAGCTGATTGCCATCCTTCACGTCGCCGTTGACCGTCAGCGAGAACGGCGCCTGAATCGCCACGTTCGACTCGACCTTGGGCGCCTCCGCTTTCGCTGCCATCGGCTTGACCAGTGCCCCGGCCGCCGCGTCCGCGCTGGCCGGCGGCAACATCATGGCTTTCGCCGCCTCCCCCGGTTGCGGCGGCGGATCTTCCAGACCCGAGCGAATGACCTTGGGCCGGCGCAGCTCGGAGCCCGGGAAACGCACCTTGTTGGCAAAGTGCGGCAGCAACATGGCGTCCTTGGAATTGAGGTCGCGCGGGTCATACGACACCGGCGGCGCTGCCGGCACGATCGGCGCAGCGGCCGCCGACGTGGCGGCGACACTCGCCCCCGGTCCGGCGCCGGGGTTGGTCAGCATCAGCGGCCCGGTGGTCGACGGCGCGAACGACTGGGCAATCCCGCCCAGCACCGGCGGGATGTCCTTGCCGGCATTGGCCATCATCAGCGGCCCGGCGGCCGGCAGGCGCTTCAGGTCGTCGGGTGTACCGAACGCCGCCTTGCCCAGATAGCCGCCCAAAACGTCGCCGCCCATGTTGCCGAGAACACCGCCGACAAGGCCGCCAATGGCCGTACCAATGACCGGCAACAGCAGGGTGCCCAACGCGGCCCCAGCAGCAGCGCCGGACAACGTGCCCGCCAAGCCACCAGCGGCCGCTCCATAACCTTCGGCTTTATCATCCTGCGTTTCGGCGTTCTGATAAGTGTCGTAGGCCTTAAACCCGGCATCCACCACCGCCACCACGGCGGCGCCCTTGACAGCGGAGCCCACCCCTAAGCTTCGACCACCGCCGCCACTTCGCCCCCGCCCTCGACTGGACCGCCCGCCTTTCTTGCCTTTTTTGCCGTCCTTGCCTTCGGCATCGAGGTCGCCCGCCTCCAAGCCACCGCCGCCACCCCCGCCCACCACAATGACCTTTTGCGGGATGTTCGGATTACCCATCAGCGAACCGCGCCCGATATTCAGCAAGCCCTTGGCGATCTTGAAGGTGCTCATGGCGCTCTGAAAGGCGATCACCGCTGCCACGGCCGCGCCGATGCCGGTCACCACCTTGGGCGATTCGTCCGACAGCTTGCTCAGGGCGTTGATCATCTTGGCCGTTTCGCCACCGTCAGAGCCTTGGCCCACGGCGAACTTGGCGGCGGTCGGCGCGTAAGACAACGCCTTGTCCAATTCCATGCCGGCGCCCACCAGGGCGTTGACCACTTCGGCCACGTCGTTACGCGCCATGCCCGTGTCCCGCGACGTGTCGATAATCTTCTTCGACATCTGCGCTTCTTCGGGCTTGTTAGCAATGTTCGACTTGATCGCAATGTCGCGAATGATCGCGCCATAGTCCGCGCTGACCTTGGTCGGAATCGCCATCGCCGCCGTGGCGGCCACCGCTTGGCCGACACTGCTTTTGAGCTTCTGCTTGCCTTCGTCGAGTTGCTGGTGACCTTTGGCCTTCAGCTCGGCCTTGTACGCCGCCTGGCCCATGGCCGAGTAAGCGAGGCTGTCAGGGATGTTCGTGTTACGCGTAACGGAAAAGAAAACGCCCCGTCAGTGCGGGGCGTTTATTTGGGTTGGTCGGCGATCCAGCTCGGCGCCACCGGCCGGTCTTTTTGATCCGGGAACTGCCCGGCTCTGCCTAAGGCCAAGGTCGCTGCCTGATGCTCTCAACATCTCCCCAGACAAACCCGCCATGCTTAACAGTATCAACAGCCAAAGGGGTACATCGGCAAGAGCTTGATGCTCCGTATTCATCTGTAGTCCTCAAATAGGTTCGACCTCCATGTCACTGTCATCCGCGCAGGGCAAAGAGGCAGGCATGGGGCCGAAAACAAAAAAGCCCCGCTCAATGGCAGGGCTTGTAAGTAGGTACAAAAAAACCCGACTGGATGGTCGGGTTTTTGAAAGCGTCTGGCTGCGTTCACAGCAGTTCACGCTGCTATAAAAACAAATCTATTCCGCGCGGAAAAGTCTTTTTCTTATCCGCCGACTTTTTCTTACCTTTTTCAAGTCTCTTGGCACACACCCGACGACGGAATGACGCACAGATAGCATTGTGCCATAATCCGCACCACCTCAAAATACACACTAAACTCGACAGCTTTCTATCTATAACCTGATATAGCTAAAAACCCACTACGCACCATAAAGGGCACCGTAATGTTAGAGGAAATTATTAAATTGGCCAAAGAAGGCCAGCTCATTACATATTTGGTTGTAGCACTCCTTTATGTAGTAACTGGATATATACTTCTCAAAAGCGGGTTCGGCAAAAAAATGATTCGAAGCCTCGGACTAGTCTTCTACTCAGATTCAAGTGGCTATCAATCCAAGCGAATGACAAAACACTTATTTGAGTTAGAAGAAAAGGTTCAGAGCATCCAAAAACTTCTTACAAACAAAACCCTTGAGGCCCAAAGAAATGCAATTGAGGCTGAACTCGAAGACCAGCTTACTCGAGACATTCCCAAAATAGTGTCCCGAAAGCTTGAAAAATTCAAAACAATTGACAACGCCTTTGACTCTGAAATAAAGAGCACAATCGAAGAAGCGGTATCCGAATTTCTTTTAGCAAATGAACCTTCGAAATTGCTTGAGGATCGTCGAGAGCAACTGCGTTTGAAAGAGCGTACGGAGCGCGGAAACATACTAGAAAAAACGATCCAAGAACAATCTCAAAGCGCTGGCCGCCTCAAAGCGGTGATGATTAACCTGTTTGTAATTTTCAATATCGGAATCTTGCTAATTTATTTATTTGCCGCTGCATCACTAACAGATCGTGCAGTGACTGCAATCATTGGCCTTTACGTTAGCTTGGCAGCCTTCATCGTTTACATCTACCGAACATCTAATTTTAGATCCTCGGTATTACTTGCACTTCGGGAAGACGCAAAAAAGTATTTCGATGCAGACGACTACATCAGAAGACTTAAACCAGGAGCCTCCCCTAACGACAGAGATATTGAAGTCTTAAAGTTACTACTTCTAAATCGAGCCGAACGTGAAAAAATGGCCAACCACCCTTATGAGCTAATCTTAAAAGGGATAACCAACTCCAACATTCAGCTAAAAGGTGGGAAGATGATAAGCTCGAAAAAACCTGCCAAGAGCGATTCGGAATCCGCTTAACAAACAGACTACTAAAGTGCAGTAGCAGGTTTTGGCAAACCACCGCTACTGCTTCTCTGCTCAAGATGCTCGAACTTCGCGATTTGATATCTATATCAAGCGACCTCCCGAATCGCACTCAATGCGCAATCAATCCAAGCGGCCCCTGCCCTCGCCAGCTCTCTCGCCTTACCTTCACTTATCCCATATTGCTTACCTACTTTCACCATCGCCCATTTGGCGCCGTAGTAAAGCCAGATGACGTCGCCCATTTGTTGATCTCGATGCGCAAGCTTGGCGACAGCGTTGTCGATAGCTACAGCCCAATCATCCGTGATGCAGTAGTTCTTGCTTGCCGACGGTTGTGCCAGCGCCTGGCGCATAAGCGCTAACGTTGGTGACGTGTAACCAGGCACCCCCATACCATCCATTCTCCACCAACCCCACTGCTCAAGTAGATATTCGGTGTCTCCCAATGGTCGCCCTGCCGGCTTACGAATCATCATTCCTTCAATCCCCTGTGTAATTTGGGCCGCCCGCCCCCAGGCGGTTCGATCGTTCATATTGGCTCTGAGGTCCGCTAGTCGGTGGCGAACCTTTCAGCGCTGCAATTTCTCCCAGCGCGTGCTGCAATTTGAAACTCAGCTGTGTGACTAACTCGTCAGAAGAAAGCACCAACTTGCTACCCCAAACAACCCAACCTGAGCCATTGCAATCTGTACAAACCAGTTCATAGAACAGCCCCCTCACTACTGCATTACCCTTGCAGATCGAGCATGGCTGCAGCTCAATCTGCTCCCGCTTAAAGCCAAGCACCGACCCTTTCTTCACGTTTTGAAACCTCGCCCTTAACAAATTGCGGAATTGACTCGCAGGCCACGCTATTCAAGGCGTCTACGAGGTTTTGCGAATCTTCATATCTAACGCCCGTCTGCTCATGGATCGCCTTGAAGCCGCGCTCATCTAACCAGTTGTGCCACTTCACCAGAGCCAGCCGACGTTGCTCCTTGGCCTGGGTGTTGATGTAGGTGGACGCGATCTTGCCGAGGGTGTGGTTCAACAGCATCTCGCCGATGTGGCCGTCCACACCGAGGTCAGTCCACGCAGTACGGGCCACCTTGCGCAGGTCGTGACTGGTCCAAGCGCCCTGCCCCAGCCGGGTGAACACTGCACTGGCCTGGCTATCGCTCAGCGCCTTCCCTCGTCGGGACGGGAACAGGAAGGGACCTTCGTACCCTTGGGCGGCTTGGCAATCACGGTAGCGGCGCAGCAACGCGCAGACCTGGTCGGTCAGCGGCACCCGAAGCTCAGTCTTGCTCTTGGTGTGTTCGGCCGGCAGGAACCACTCGCGCTCAGACAGCACAATGTCAGCCCAGCGGGACTGTCGGGTTTCGCCGATACGGGTGCCGTGGCAAAGCATCATCAAGGCCAACATGGCGTCACCCGGCACACTCTCGAAGCGCTCGGTCAGCTGCTCCACCAGCTCAGGCAACTGGACATCGCGCAGGCGGGCAGGCTTTGGCAGGATGCGCGCCGTCGTGAAGTTGATGAATTTGAGTTCGGCCATCGGGTTGGTCGGGATCAGATCCAGCTTACGGGCCTGCCGGAAGGCCACAGCGAGCAGTCGATACAACTGCTGGACGTACGACAGCGACAACTCTTCCTGAGCCGGCCACATCAGCAGCTTGTCCAGAGTCTGGGCGTTGACGTCGCGAATCAGCAGACCTCGTCGCGATACACGAACAAGATCACGTCGGCGTCCTGCTCGATGGCGCCGGACTCCCTCAAATCCGAGGGGATTGGCCGCTTGTTGGGGCGCTCTTCGCATTTGCGGGAGAGCTGGCTCAGCAGGACGACGGGAATGCCCAGCTCCTTGGCGAGCAGCTTGCAACCGCGACTGATGCTGCTGACCTCTTCGGTCCGGTTGCCGCCCTCGCCCTCCAGCAGCTGCAGGTAATCGATCATCAGCAGGTCAAGGCCGTAACGCATCTTGTGGCGGCGAGCCAATGAGCGAATGCGCCCAATCGACGAGCCGGCCCGGTCGGCGATGTACAGCGGCGCGCGACGCAGCACACCGGCCGCGGCGGCGAGCTCCGTGCCATGGCTCTGGCACGCCGTTCCGTTCTTCACCAAAGTGAGCGGAATGCAGCCCTCCGAAGCCACGGCCCGATCCAGCAGCTGCCCCTTGTTCATCTCCAGGCTGATAACGAGTGATGACTTGCTTTGGCGTACGGCCGCATCGATAACAAAGCCCATTGCCAGCGTGGTCTTGCCCATGGCGGGACGCCCAGCAACGATGTACAGGTGGTCTGGTTGCAGGCCGCCTATCTTCTCGTCCAGGTCTCGCAGACCGGTCGACAGACCGATCAGTGTTTCGCCGCGAGCATGACGATCATGTCGCTCCTGCCACACCTCCAACTGATCAACCAGCACATCGCCCACTTTGACGATGTCGTCATCACCGGAACCGCAATCAATGGCCATGGCCGCAGCCTGGACGGCGGCGATTTTCGCCTGCACATCCTGATCGCTGTGCGCGATACCCATGGCCTGGCTACCAAGGTCAAACAAGGATCGCTCGATTGCCCGCTCCCGCACGATTGTGGCGTAGGTCTTGGCGCTGGCAACGCTGGGAGTACCGTTTACGATTTCGGCGCAGTAGGCAAAAGCAGGAGTGCCATCCGGCAAGGCACCAACGTGGTCACCCACCGTGAGGAAGTCGACGGACTTGCCGGCCGAGCGGACCGCCATGATCCCCCGGTACACCTCGGCGTTTTCCGGGAAGTAGAACGATTCGGCGGACAGGTCGTCGCTCAGGGTGTCGATTAGTTCAGGGCGCTGCATCATCGCGCCCAGCAGGCCGTGCTCAGCCTCGACGTTGTAGGGGTCACGCATTGTAATTACCCTCTACAACCTTGACGAAGTTGCTCGGGGCGATCAGCCAATCGAAGTTGCAACGGAAAGGATTGCCACCAGACGCGGCCACCTCCCCCATCAAGAACTTGCTCGAACGCACCAGGGCGAAGTACTCAGCCCAGAAGCTAAGCTCCTGGTGCACGTCGCTCTCATTCCAGCGGGCATTGATCTTGGCGATGCGATCCTTGGTCAGCATCACGACTCGAGGAAACTCCGGAATCGTCGCGTTGAACAGATCAACGATTGCCTGAGTCGGGCACTTCGGCTTCGAAATCTTCTGTGGCAGCTCATCGTCAACAAGAGGTGACGGTTCACTTGATGGTTCTGTTACGGTTCTGGGTGCGGCTGCTGCGGGGGTTTCTGTCGTAAGCTGCGGGGGTGGTGGTGCATCTGCTGCGGGGTGCGACTCTTGCGGGGGTGCATATGCTGCTGGGGTTAGGGTGTACATAGTCGAGCGGCCCATCCGCTCGCGAACTGACAACAGCCCCACTTGGCCAAGCCACTTGATAGCGGTCTGGACGGTCCGCTCAGCAAGGCAAGTACGTTCCGAAATACGTGCAACGGATGGCCAGCAAACGCCCTCATCGTTTGCGTTGTCCGCCAACGAGATCAGCACAGCTTTTTGTGGCCCGCTCATACCCTGAAGAGGCCAGCACAAGCTCATGATTATGGTGCTCACAGCTGATCTCCAGTCCCAGATTCAACCGTGACGTTGAGTCGTGACACCTTTTGCGAGCCGCCCAAAAGTGTCGTGACATAGCGGGTATTGCTGGGGGTAACGATCTTGTTCATAATGGCCCTATGAGTTTTACAAGTTGTTGAAAGAGCCGGGTTGCAGCCCGGCTTTTTTTTGCCTGCAATTCAGGCGGTGTAGGTGTCCGACACATCCGTGGTAGCTTTTTGCTTCCCAACGAAAAGGCCTAGGAGGCCGGACATGACCAACGAAAGAATTCCAACGATCAGTCGAGAGAAGCTCCTGAAGGAACTAAGTGAACTGCCCGAGGGCGCCGAAATCAGCTTTTCGGGGTTACGTTTCGTTCAGTTCCGGCAGTCCCTTCAGACCCCCCCAAGATTCCAGGCAGTGTTTGATCCACACGTGTTCCGAACGGCGGAAGGCGTAGTGGTGGTTGATAACCCTGAATGAAGTGATACGCGATCTGGCATGCCTCCTCAGCAGAGCGAGCTGGCCCTGTCGAAACAACTCTGCCTCCAACTCGAGCGAGCACACCGAATCCCCCTCGTTCGCTAAGGTCTGAGGAGATCAAAACGGTGATACGGCGTTGTCCACGCAAGGCTTCGGCCTTGGCGTACAGCGCCTTTGCTTCCGCCTCCAAGCGTTCGGCCTCATAGATGGCCATCAAGTAACCGTCCGCTTGAACGTCGATCCCACCGACCATTGGAGAATCCTTATCGGTTGTCATATCAGGCCACCTTTACCGACTGTTCCATCACATCCAGGCTATGCCGGACATGCCCAAGCTCTTTGTGGATCGCCGCTTTCTCGATCGGGGAAACATGGTTGTCATCTAGAGCTTCGTGCACCGCGATGGTCAGATCCGCGACCTCTTTACCAACGTTGATCAGCGATGCCGTGAGTGCTTTCGGCTCAGGTGCGACTTTGGCAACCAGCTCAAAACCGAAATGGTCGGCCAGAGTCATTAACGGGCGCATGTCGCCGGTGTGCAGCAAAATCCCGAACAGATGCTCGATGGTCAGGTGATGCGCAGCGTTGTCCGGGTTGGAGCGCTGAAGCAGGCTCACATGCGACATGCACATTTTCCCTGCCAACTTCTCTGCCCCGCTTTCCTTGATGGTGGTGTGGCAAGCCCTCAAGAAATCTTCCATTCGTAAAACCTCGAATTTGTTTCCGTGGATGACAGGCGGTGCCTGAGCGATCATTTGTTCAGCGACTTAAGCGACTGATTTTTTGGGATGCGCTTCAGCGAGGAGCCAATCCGCGTCGAACGGCTTGCCATTGGAAGCTGCCATTTCGGCAATCTTTTTTGCGTACTGGGTTTCGCCCGTGTACTCAGTGCGCGGCAATGCGTCTGCTGCGAGCCACTTATAAACAGCTCTCGGAGTTTTCCCGCAGGCCAGGGCCACCGCAGGTACTCCGCCAGCATCTTCAATCGATTTCTTGAGCGGCCGCATGAGGCCTCCGAGTCAAATATGAACTTACAGTACATATTATGTCGGAACTGAAAGTACATGCAAGCGCGTGCGATATTGAACCTATGGTTCATATAGATGAAATACGTAGGGCCTTCACATCACGTCTCAAAAAGTCACTTGCCGCTAAAGGCATTGACCAGTGGGGCGCGGGCGCTCGTCTGGCCGAAATAGCCCAGGTAACTCCGAAGGCGGCAAGCAAATGGCTCAACGGTGAGGCTTTGCCAGGCCCAGCAAAGATGCAGGCCATCGCCGCTTTCCTTGGTGTCAAGATCGAATGGTTGCAGCACGCTTCGGGTGAGGGGCCAGACTCACTCTTGAATCACTCCGCGGCGTCAGAATCTCCGTCTACGGCCGCTGACAAGCTCCGCGAGATGCTGGCGGGCAAGTCGCTCGGCGATGACAAGCTACAGAAGCTTCTGTCCATCGCAGAAGGTGATGAGGTCGAGATGGCTGGCGGAGTTCTGGTGTATGACTCCTACAAGCCCGGCAAGACCGGCGACGAAGTGTGGATTGCTCACTACGACGTAAGAGGCGCGCTCGGCGGCGGCGAGATCGCGCATGACTTCCCCGAGATGCTTCAGGATGTTCGGGTCAGCCCTTCCCAGCTCCGCGCCATGGGTGTTGACTTCAAAGAGCACTTTCACCTGAAGATGATTACCGGTTGGGGCCAGTCAATGACCCCAACGATAAAGCATGGTGATCCGTGCCTAGTAGACATCAGTATCAAGGAATTCGTAGGGGATGGAATCTACTTCTTCTCGTACCAAGGCTTTCAGTACATCAAGCGGCTACAGATGAAGGGCAAGGACAAGTTCAAGATGCTTTCGGACAACCGGAAGCATAAGGCCGAGGACATTTTTCTCGACGAGACCTATATCCAGGCGCGCGTCCTGTTCGTTTGGAATGGGAATCTGGTCTGATCATTGGCCGTAACTCCAGCATCAATACAATTTCGAGAGCCTTGATAATTATGCATGGAAGCGCTGCTGCCCCCAAAAATCGAAGAAATCGGAGCGCTGCGTCTGCCGATTTCACCATCCGCCCTCCTTTAGCCAATGGACCGATGTTAACCTATGGGTTAACATCATGAGGCTGAGGGTTTTGGAGGAATCAAGATGGGTGGTCACTGCCGCCGAGATCGAGAGAAAATCCGGAGACTATGTGTGCCCTCTTATGCGGTCATTTGGCGCTTTAGGGAGTAATCATGAAAAATCTGTTGATGGCCTTTTGGCTATGCTTGAGCGGTTTGCAGATCATGGTCAGAAAATGCTCCACGATGGAATTTGTCACGAGATTGATGAGAAAAATAAGATATTTGAGTTTATCAAAGGTGATCTTAGGCTCATCTGGTTTTATGGCGACGGTAGCAAGATAATTATTTGCTCGCATTGCTTTGTTAAGAAAGGCCAAAAAACGCCTAAGAGTGAAAAAGCGGAGGCGATCAGTATTAAAGACAGCTATTGGGCTTTAAGGAACAAAGGTATATCCGTTCCCTTACATTACGAAGATGAAGAATAAAATGAATAGTTATAGCGCATTAAAATCTAGAAGCAAGGAACGGCTCGGTTATTGGCTTGAGTCTGCGAAACAGGATTTTATGATTTCTATTCACGCGATCATGGTGCGCGAAAGAATTACAAAAACCGCCCTTGCTGAAAAAATCGGATGTTCTCCAGCATACATTTCAAAGATCCTTAAAGGTGATGCGAACTTCACTATAGAAACAATGGTGAAGATATCCCGCGCTCTTGATTCAAAGCTCTGCATCCACCTTTCGGCTTCACATGAAGACATACATTGGAGGGGGGTAGTGAAAAACAAGAGGGCTACAGTCGTTGATAGCAAGCATCTGAGGGGATGGGCCGGCACACGCACTAATGAACTCTTCACTTACAGGGCAGCACTCCATGGATGATTTTACAGTACTCCCAGAAGTCATTACCTATCCTTCAATTTCTATCGAGGCCAGGGGGGAGCACGACTCCAGCAGAGAGATTAAAACTGAAGGCTATTCTGTGGGGGCCTCCCTGCATTGGGATCCGGAAGACAACACTCTCAATCTAACGGTAGCCTTTAAAAATGCCGACGACGAAGACCCTGATGAGTACAATAGGAAATACAACTTCGAAATTCACGTCTACGCAGTCTTTAATATGTCAACTAACTACTTAGACATATCAGAAAAAACTGCTCTCGGGATGCTTAACGATGTTGCAGCTTGTATATTTGGAAGTATTCGAGAAATGCTCATACTTCTTACCTCTAGGTCACCGTGGGGCCCTTATATACTTCCGATGCTCGATGCTGAAGACCTAGCGGCAAAGCTGTATGAATCAGGTTTGAAGAAGCCAGTTAAATCTAGGTCTCGCAAGAGCAAAGTAGTCCAACCAAACGATTGATTGTGTATTGCATTATTCCCCCATATACCTAAAAGATAGCGCCTACCGCTACGCGCTTCAAACGCCCACAGGGTCGTAAGCTTCCCGGTGGGCTTCGATACTCAGAAGGGGGCTGCATCTAATTCGTATTCATGCGCCTCAGATAACCGCTCGTCATGCGGGATCGGCTCCCACTTCACCGTGACGCTGCCATCCTCATCAAACGTGGCGGCCAGACCATCTGTCTGCTCCAAGACTCCCATCACCTCCTCCCACTCTCTATCGCCGTCAGTATCCAGCCGATGGATCGTCACCCAGCGCTGAAGTTGCGCTATTGGGTGATTGATCATTGACGACACTCTCAGGCCAAGCCGCTGGACCCCGCTCATCTCCTGCCGGACTACTGGTTTTGCCTGTTTTCTTGCCACCTTATGCTCTCCTTTTTAACACTGTACATCCATACAGTTTCGCGCCGAGGATAACGAACCTTTGGTTCCTCGTAAATCGCGGATGAGCCAATCGGGCGAATGAACCAGATATGAATTAAACAAAATATGTACTTCTGGTACTTGACGCGATATGAACTATTGGTTCATATTTAATTCACTGAGCCGGCGAAGCTGCTCAGTAGGGCCAGTGAGGCCCTCGGGCAACCGGAATGCTCTTTAACAGGCAGCGCAACAAACAACAGACCGCATTGCCTCTACCGGCGACCGGCGAGCAGACAGGCCCGAAAGCCTGCCAACGACAGGAACAACCTGGACGGCTGCTCGATGGTGAAACGCCTCAACCGTGTGAATGACCCGGCAAGCAATGCGCCCCGCCCCTTCCTGCGGTAATCGGAAACAAATTGCACCTAACCGGAAAAGGTTTTCCATATCACTCACGGAGGATTTGCAGCCATGTATCAGTAAGCGATCCACTTGCGTGGAGCAGTAAGCCTGAAGGCTGCGCCCAACAACCTGACAGGCAGCGGACATCTGGGCCGACGGTGTTACCGCGCACTGCCCGAGCAATCGGTAGGCCACCCCAAGTTAGAAGTCACCGCTGAAGATTCAAACCCAGGCCGTCGCCAGTAGCGGGCCTAGGAGGCTCACGTAGGGTGGTACCCGTGATGCAAACAAAAGCCCGGTTCCGATCGGGCTTTTTTACGCCTGCCTTTATTCGTCAGCACTCTCCCCTGCGCCCAACGGCAACCAGCAGGAGGCTCGAGTGCTGACGAATAACCGCAACCCAACACTGAGGGATCAGCCATGCAATCAATCCTGCAACAGCGCTTCGCCGGTCTTCAGGCCCTGCGCCTCCGTTCATTCATTGCCACGTCCGAGTTCTACTCCATGATCGGCCAGGAACCACCCGCCCAGAAGGTCCGCTTTCAGGTTCGGGCTATCGGCAAGGCGTACCACATCGTCGATCTGGTCACCGGAAAAACCAAGGCGTTCCGCTGGACGCATGCCTCGGCGGTGGACACGGCCAACCAGTTCGAAACACAGGTCGCCAGCCAGCCCGGAGGCGCGCAGTGATCGGCGTACCAATGCCCAACCCGCGAGTCTCAATCCTCGCGAACCTGAATCAGCAACTAGAGCAGTACTTCGGCGACGGCAAATCAGTGCAGGAAATCGCGCAAGGTGTCAGCGGCACAAAGGACGGCACATTCGGCACCACCCACACCAACAAACTGCGTGCTGAGCGGGACAAGGTGGCGCCTAGGCTGAAGGAGTTTGCCGAGGCCGGCACACCCGTCGCCAAGGCAGCGAAAGAATGCGGCATGGAAGCCAAGCGAGCCCGTCTCATCGCCCGCGAAAACGGCTTCAAGTTCAAATCATGAAGCGCCTCAGCAACCAGGTGCGCCAGCGCCGACGACAGACATGGCTGGATCTACCGGCCCACGAAATTGAAGAGGCAGGCCATGGCCGAGGAACAACAGGAGCCAACGGCGGAAGCCATCAAGCAGCGCAAGAAGCGCGAGAAGAAAGCAGCGGACGATGCCAAGAAGGGAATCGGGCGCTTTCAGGTTGAGGTGGCCGGAGTGTTCATGTCAGACCTCAAGCGCCTGATGAAAGAACATGGCTTCAACAACCAGCAGGAGGTGTATCAGAACCTGCTGCGTAACGTAATTACTGCTGACTTTGAAACGGCGGCGCGGATGCTCAGGTGTGTCACGACACCCTTTGTTGTTAGTGAAAAGGTGTCACAAACATTCCGCGACGAGAGTCTTCGGGTCTTACACGGCTCGCCCGGCGAGCCAGAAGACGAAATCTTCGATCCTAGCAGGATCATCTTTTCGGAGGCGGAGGGGCCGTAGGCGCCTTAGGTCGTTCAAGCCGCTCGTTGCTCGATTTTGGTCGATTCTTTTCATCCTGTGCAATTACTCTTCGAGCTACGCCAGGCGGCATTGGCTGCGGTGCTTTGCTTGTCATAATTTATTCCGTTACTCGGTGGCAAATTCAACCCATTGTACCTTCGCTGAATCTATCACCATGAACTCAGCACCAAAAGGGCGTTCTGTTCCATCATCTTCCAGCCAACACGGATCCTGTATTACAAACTGACCGCTCGTAGGCTCCGATGGCCATTCCATAGGCCAACCGAATAGTCGTCGCTCGTCAACAAGATGTAGCACGACAAGCCGTTCATAAGTCGCAAAAGCGCTATACCACTCAGTGGGATAGGAGGTTTGCTTTGTGATATTTCTGTCTCGCAACCGTGCATGGAGCTTGTCGTTCGTGGCCCAATAACACGAGAGCAGACCAAGCAGGACGGAAATCACGAAGGACCAGGATGCCTCGGCCTTAACGTCCCACTGACCAACAATGTAGCCCTTTGAGCCTACCCACAATAGCCCGGCCTTTACGACCAACACTGCCCCATGGATCACAAAGGTGAAAATGAGCGCCTGCACGATTTGCCCGAATGTGTCGGGCCGCTTAAACGCAGTCAGGGAATAAAAAATCCATGCCGTAAGAAAGCCTGGAATCAAGTACTGCAGCAGCGGTATCACTTCTTTTACTAATTCGTCCAAGGCTGCAATTTCCTTTTTGCTGAAACCAGCATTCCGTAATACCCCACTTCAACGAATCACGCCAGCCGGCGAGGCAGGCGTCTGCCTGGAGATAACCAATGAGCATTCCCGCAAATGCTTTGAGCGACGAACAGTGCCTGCACTACGCCGCGCTTGATCCGACGCCCGCCGCCGAACTGACCCACCGCCTGACTTCGCAGAGCATCGACCCTAGCGCAGAGCGCGAAGAGCTGCGCGAGGATATCCGCCGCCTGGAGAGTGCCCACGAAGAATCTGAAGAGGAAGCGGACGGTCTTCGCGACTACATGGAAAGCGCCTGCGTATGGATTCGTCGCGCAATGGACCCGGAAGAAAGCGAGCTATCAACGACTGAGCTGCTGCAAAAAGCGCTCGACTGCCTGGAGTGATGCCATGAGCACCTTTGCCGTATTCGGAATGAATGAGCACTTCGCCCGCGAAGAGGCGAAGCGTAAGGTCCGCGACTTCAAGATCGAAAAGGGTCATCGGATCGAGCTCACTATGAGTCAGTGGCTGCAGGCCGTTGAGGACAGGGTCGTCAAGATCATGGACGGCAAGCGTGTCGCCCAACTCAGCAGCATGTTCGATGCCCCCCAGTACGCCGCCGATTATGCCGAGCGCATCCGCAAGCTGGGGCGATGCCGCGACGTCATCATCAGGGCGAAGATCAAGTTGCCGCAGGACGACCTGAGACGGAAGTCGCCAACCAAGCTTTCGTGGCTGGACTACTCGCCGGAGTCGACAGCGGCCGCTTGACCAGCTTTCACTTAATCCGCAAGACGGTGAGTCCCTCACCGGCAGAAAAACAATCCCGATCAAAAAATCAATTAAACAAAATACAACCTAAAAGAAATCAACCAAATAGTTAACCAGCTTCTCGGTAACATATAGCCCAGACCGACCCAAAAGTTCGCGAATTTTTTGCTCACCCCCACTTTTAGCTATGAGGATCTGCGTCAAATACAAGACAGAAACACCTCTTGCGATACCAATTTTATTCCCATCAGAATCAAATGATAAAAACTCAATAGCTGCATCATCAGCGCGCCTCTTAATAAACTCCTGATTTTCCGCCATTGCAGACCGAAGTTCACCTAGCGCGTTTATTCCAAGCATCTGCAAACGACTTATATCTTTTGCCTCGACTCTCAAGCCATAAGAAAATTCCGCACTCAATGCGTTAACGATATAATCATCTAGGGTGATAACTAAAGGATCGAGCTCAATAAACCGCGCAAGTGAGATCTTATCTAGGGAAACTTCTTGCGCTGGCACCCCGCCCACAACTCCTATTGGCTTTTCAACTTCTACTGCCACAGTATCTGAATAGGCAGCTAATGCATCACGTATCCCGATAAACTCTTGATCCGCTAGTTCCAGCAATCCCGCCAAGCGAGAAAATCGCCTTCTGATGTGTTTCGGTATCTCTATGTTAGATTTGTAACCAGTATCATGTTCAATTTCCGCCCAAGTATGCTGCAGTATTGATCTAACTTGAATCTCTGCTTTCATCCCTCGAAATGCGCTGTACTCTTTCAGCGCTGCTCTATCATCACTCAAAGAAACGACATAGTGGAGCGACAAATAACCAAATTTTTCTGGATCAAGGGCTTTACCCTTATCTATTGAATTGACCTTATCAATGAAAAATTCCGACTCTACAACCTGCGCTATCTTATGAACATCATCTTCATAATGAGTTATGAGTCGAACACCAGCTAAATCAGTTATCTGAGAAAGTGTTTCGTAGCTACGCTTCTTCTCAACTTTCCCGCGCAAGCTATTAACAGTTTTACATCTATGCCCCACCGAATGGACAGTTATACCTTCAGAAGCCAACAATCTTACCAATAGATTATCGACGGTATTAGCAAAAGATTGATATTTATCTCTCTCAACTTCGTATTCTTCAACTAGATTGCTTTCGTTAGAATCCATACTCGTTCACTCGATAAAATATGAGTGCAATATACATTTGGCGAACACACCTGACCACTGCATCACCCCTGTTAAATGTCACCATAGGGACCCTGGGATACCCTCGATTATTGCTATCGGTACCTGACACCCACGCCGGAACGGGTTCACCTCACCAGTCACTTCAGGAGGGGAGCTGTGTAACGCAACTGGCGAGGCGAACCAGTAGACCATAGCCCGCCCGCTCAATCTGCCTCACACCTCTCATCTGATTCCCACAACCAACCTACCAGCCTGCCGGTGTACGGCGGGCTAGGAACACTCATGCCTCACGCCCTTGACGACCGGCCTCTGCTAGTCCGCCTCAACGCACGTATTCAAAAGTACCAGGGCTGCACGACAAAGCCGCTCGGAACGGATGCCTCTCTGCACCAGCAGTCAGTCGAGGAAATCAACCGGCTGACCGCAGAGAACCAGGCGCTGCGTAAGGGTCTGAGCGGAATGCTTTTCGCTTTCGATGACGGTGTCGGCCGCAACTGGTCGGCTGAATTGCTCGATCACGCTCGAGCAATATGCCCCGCTACCGAATTCAAAACCTAACCCCTTCCCCACCTTCTGCTGCCACGCGCGGCATGGAGCATCTCTATGGAAACTGAAATTCTCTCGGACGAAGAGCTGGCGGACCTCACCGGTTACAAGGCCCGGGCCTACCAGCGACGCTGGCTTGTGGATCGACAGTGGGTGTTCGTCGAAAGCGGCGGCAAGCGACCACTGGTTGGCCGGATGTACGCCCGCATGAAGCTGGGCATGATCTCCCCTGCCATCGCTGCCCCTAACCCACCGCCGGCAGCTCCGGCATGGACGCCCGACTTCTCGCGAGTGAACTGATATGCGACCCCGCAAGGCCGAAACACGTAATTTGCCGCCCCGGATGTACCAGTGGACGCGGCCACGGAAAAGTGGAAAGGATTGGATCGCCTATTACTACCTGGACTTGACCGGCAAGGCGATCCCATTGGGTAAAGACCTGGACTTGGCCAGGATCAAATGGGCAGAGCTTGAAGCCAAGGAAAAACCCCTCGACCTGCGCACCATGAAGGGCATCTTTGACAGGTACATCCGCGACATCGTCTCCAAGAAAGCGCCGCGCACCCAAAAGGACAATCTGTCGGAGATCAAGCAGCTTCGGCCAATGTTCGACAGCGCTCCCATTGACTCAATCACCCCGGCCACGATTGCCGGGTACCGGGATGCACGGACGGCAAAGGTTCGGGCGAACCGGGAGATCGCCACCCTCTCCCACGTTTTCAATATCGCCCGGGAATGGGGGCTTACGACCAAGGAGAATCCGTGCCAGGGCGTGCGCAAAAACAAGGAAACGCCTCGGGACTACTACGCGAACGATGTGGTTTGGGATGCTGTTTACAAGAAGGCAGCTCAAGAGCTGAAAGACGCGATGGACCTGGCTTATCTGACCGGGCAACGGCCGGCAGATGTTCTGGTCATGAGGAAGGATGATGTCGAAGGGGAATATTTGGGGGTGCAGCAGAAGAAAACGCACAAGAAGCTTCGTATACAGATGACCGCCGGCGGTGAGGCAAACAGCCTTGGCCGGCTGATCGCCGAGATATCCGCACGCAACGCTCAGCACGTCTCGAACTATCTAATTGTAAGTGGGCACGGAAAGCGGATGACCGCGACGATGCTGAGAAAGCGTTGGGACATTGCGCGCGAGAAAGCAAAGTTGGCCGCGATCGAGATCGGCGACGAGCTGCTAGCGACAAAGATAAGTGGATTCCAGTTCCGTGATATCCGGCCAAAAGCTGCGTCGGAAATCCTCGATGTCGGCGATGCGAGCCTGCTCCTGGGTCACACCAAGGGGGACATCACGGAACGCGTTTACCGCCGCATCGGCGCCATTGCCAAGCCGTCAAAATAGCCCGAAAACCCGTTACAAAACTCAAACTCCGCCCCTTGTAGAATGCGGTCTACAGAGGTGCCGAAAAACAAAAGTACTGTAACGAAAAACAGCTACAGGCCACGGTTTCAGCGGCTTTAAATAGCGGTCTTGAAAACCGTCGACTGTAACAGGTCCATGAGTTCGAATCCCATCGCCTCCGCCATCTTATGTACGACAAAGCCCTGATTATTCA